TTTGGGCCTTGGAGATCGCCATGGTACCTCTGAGTGGCAAAAGCACAGAGAAGGTAAAAAGAATTCTCAAACTGGCTGGATTATTTCTCAGGATTTGCGCATCACTGCTGGCAACTTAGCTGATGGCGAGGCAGCTGCCCCCCAGGGCGGTTTTGATATTCATAACAGAAACCATACAAAGCGCTTATTTAGATTCCACGGCCTCGATGGCGGAGAGTGGACACAAAATAATCTTAAGATTTCAATTTCAGATATCAAAGCTTCGACAAACAAGCAGAGCGAATATGGTCATTTCAATGTTTTAGTGCGAAAGATCGAAGACAATGACTCTGCTGTGAGAATTGTTGAGAGATTTAATGATGTGACTTTGGATCCAAACTCTCCAAGCTATATAGCCAAAAAGATTGGTAACCAATATGTAGAGTGGAATGACCAAGAGAAACGCTATATTTCAAAGGGCGATTATCCGAATCAATCTAGCTATATTTATGTAGAGATGGATACCAACATTGCAGATTACAATCCACAATTGTTGCCTTTCGGATTCGAAGGCGAGCCACAACTTAAGGGCTTCACAATTAATGCTTCTGCGTCAATTGCACTTCATGAATCTTCTTCTTGGACACTAAACAATGTCGGTCAACCTTCACCTGAAGATGTTGGCACCGACTCTGCAAATACAGAGACGTTCTTGTTTGCGAAAGGTGGCGAAGCAATTGCCGAGTCATATCCCAGATATTTAAGAGACGTATATGGCGACGGCGCTTCCGCACATGTTCCATTCGTGGTTGTGCATACTGGCGCGTTCGCGGATAATCCGACTTTCGGAGGAGCAATGTCTGCATCGCTTGGTGTCAACTATTTCCCGTTTACCGGATCCGTTATCTTCCCACAAGNTGCTTATCGTAGTACAACCAATGATAAGTTCCTTTCAAACCCCCAGCAAGCTTATTGGGGATTTGATACGCGCGAGAGTGATTCTACAACGCGCTTTGAAAAGAGCAACATCGATATCTTGAGAGCCTTACCAGTTGGAGTGGCTACGGCATCGTATAAAACTTATGCTGAGGCACGTACCTTTACTTTGGACGATGTTTCGGGCTCGCGCGAGGGCGCCATTAAAGGAAACGTCTATGTTTGGGCTTCCGGAAGTAGAAATACTGGCCAGTCAATTACTGCCATTTCCGCTAGTTGGAAGGGTGTGCTTGACCTAGGAATGAACAAGTTCACAATGCCTCTTTGGGGCGGCTTCGACGGTCTAGACATTACAGAGAAAGACCCGTTCAGAAACAGAGGAGTCGCTAGTACAGCAACAGAGACAACTAGCTATGCGTTATATTCTCTCAAGAAAGGCATTGATACTGTCAGAGATCCTGAAGTTGTGGAGATGAACTTGGCATCTGTGCCGGGTGTTTGGAACACAAATGTTACAGAGCATCTGATTAATGTCTGCGAAGATCGTGGAGATGCCATGGCAGTAATCGACATCGAAGGCGGCTACGAGCCAGTCTGGGAAGACGGCAGCCGCAATGAGGGTGACGTAACAACCACGGTTAACAATCTTAAGGCCCGCGCACTTAACACAAGTTACGCATGCGCCTATTATCCGTGGGTACAAGTGAGAGACACACTAAACGGTGCCATCAACTGGATGCCACCTTCTGTTGTCGCTCTCGGCACCTTTGCTAGCTCGGAGCGTAGATCAGAACTATGGTTTGCCCCGGCTGGATTTACAAGAGGCGGCCTGACAGAAGGTTCGGCCGGCCTCCCAGTTCTTTCTGTAAAAGAGAAGCTTACTTCGAAGCAGAGAGACGAACTTTATGGAGCAAACATTAACCCGATTGCTTCATTCCCGGCAGAAGGAATTGTAATCTTCGGTCAGAAGACACTTCAGGTTACACAATCCGCTCTAGACAGAATCAACGTTAGAAGACTAATGATCTTTGTCAAGAAGGAGATTTCTAGAATTGCCTCAACAACGCTATTCGAGCCAAATGTCAGACAGACATGGACCAACTTCTCTAGTAGGGTGGTTCCGTTCTTGGATAATGTTAAGTCACGCCTAGGTTTAACTGATTATAAGCTTATTCTAGACGAGACAACGACGACGGCAGACTTGGTTGATCGAAACATTATGTATGCCAAGATCTTCCTGAAGCCAGCGCGCACGATTGAGTTCATTGCGCTTGACTTTGTCATCACAAACACAGGAGCTGCTTTCGAAGATTAATATTTGAAAAATATTTTGATGTTCTAATTAAAACATAAGGAGAAAAAAAACAATGGGATTTAGATTCTGGTCCAATCCGTACGCGGAGCCAAAAAGACAATATAAATATTTAGTGCGCATGGAGGGCCTGCAACCATTTTTGGTCAGCAAGTGTTCCCGCCCATCTATCAAGATTGGTGAGACTTCTCACAAGTTTCTAAATCACACTTTTTACTACCCAGGGGTATTAGAATGGGAGCCGGTTTCAATGACTCTAGTCGACCCAGGTGACGGCAAAAGCCCCAATTCAGACGTAACAAAATATCTCTTTCAAAAATTAACAGATCACGGCTATAGAATCCCAGATACACCACAGCCTGGCGGAATTAGTGAATTGAGTGACGACACAATCTCTAAAGGATTGGCAGTCAACACTTTGGGTACAATTTCAATTGAAACCATACATGCCAACCCACAAAAAGTTGAACAACAAGAATTTGAAGGTGTAACAGACATCGCGGAAAGGTGGGAGTTGGTTAATCCTTGGATTTTAGATATAAAGTGGGGCGAATTTGATTATAGTGGAGAAGATTTGTTGCAACTAGACTTAACAATCCGCTACGATTTTGCTAGACTATATTAAACAAGAGGTTTAAATGAGCGTTAGAAATAATCAGGAGCGCATGGGCGTCACAAACGTCGGTACTGATGCGCCTCCTGCAATTGTTGCCAAAGAGCAGGCAGCAGAAGTACCATTTGCGTTTCCGACACCGACGGAATTTATTGATTTGCCATCAGAGGGCAAACTTTATCCGGAGGATCACCCCCTTCATGGGGTCGAGAGCCTGGAAGTACGCTTTATGACAGCTAAGGATGAAGATATCCTATCTTCTCCTTCACTGTTGCGCAAGGGCGTAGCTTTGGGGCGTTTTTTGCAAAAGATCATCATCGATAAGAGAATTAAAGTTGATGATCTTTTAATTGGTGATAAGAATGCTCTAGTGGTGGGCGCAAGAATGACAGGATATGGTCCGGATTACAATACAAAGGTTGCATGCCCCTCTTGTACGGCAACGCAAGAATACTCTTTTGATCTAGAAACCAGTCTTACGGAAATTAGCTATTCTTTGTTGGCTGAAAATGGAATTAATTTTACAGACCAGAAAACTCTAAAATTTACTCTTCCAAAGACGGGATATGAAGTCGAAGTAAAATTATTAAATGGCCATGATGAGCGCCTAATGGCTTCAAATGCACAAAGAAGAAAGAAACTTAAAATGTCCGAGGCGACCTTAACCGATCAGCTGAAAGCAATAATAGTTTCTGTAAATGGAAACACCGATAGCAGCTTAATTAATCGTTTTGTTGATAATATGCCGGCAATTGACTCGCGCCATCTTCGAGGTGAGTACGCGAAAAGCATACCAAACATCGATTTATCACAGCATTTTTCATGTAGCGAGTGCGGACACGAACAAGACATGGAGGTGCCCTTTACTGTGGACTTTTTTTGGCCTGGACGATAAATATATAAAAAATGTCTATGACCAAATATTTGTTTTGAAATACCATGGTGGATGGAGTTTCACAGAAGCATATAACCTGCCAGTAATGATCAGGTTGTGGTTCCTAGATAGATTGACGAAGCAATTCCAGATGGAAGCAGANGCTGCTGAACGAGCCAAATCTTCCAGATGATAACAAAGGGCCAAAAATTGGCCTTTTTTTATTTGTTTAAATAACTAGTTATAACAATAGGAGAAGTGTCATGGAAGAACTCAAAGAAGACAAGCTTTCTGAAATAATAATTGATTTGAACGATCAAGGCAAATTAAATGAGTCTTGGCTGGGCATGGTTG